CCATGTTACTGCGGCCTCCACCACACTTGAACAGTTCCTGCCGATGTTCGAATGTTGAACCCGCCAGCCGCAAAAGTTCCTACATCTCCACCTAGTTGGAACATATACGATCCTGCCGCCGGGGTTGTCAGCGTAGCAATGTTTGTAGTGCCTTCGGCCAAATCAAGCGTTGCCGTTGCTGCTGCGGTGTGACTAACCATTACCGTCATGACAATGGCGTTTTTGTATTGTGAACGAAACAGCGAAGAAGCAACCGCACCAGCGCCTCCAACGGTGTCGGTTGGATATTGGGCGGTTGCGCTTGTGCTAGTCGTCCAATAGCACGGTTGATTGTCGTAGATAATTCCGCTCATTTTACGGCGTGGGGTTTGAAACGGTGTAGGGGCTTGCGGGGACTCCCGGCAAGTAGGTGCCAACCGCGCTAAGTCCCGTTTGCAGCGGAGGGCCGTATTGGTGCTGGATCGCTCCGTCGCGTTCTGCGGCGGTCAAGTAAAGCACGCCCGTGTACAACGCTTGCAGGCGTTGGTCTAGGCTCGCTTGGTCTTCTTCTTCATACCCGCGCGCGAAAGCACGCAAGATCTGGATGTACAGCGGTTCGATGTACTCGGGAATGTTGATGAACGACGATTCGTCCAAGTTGGCGGGTGGCGTCCAGCCCGCCCTGTAGAACACCGTAAGCGCCTGCGCGTCGGTCGTGACGGGCGTCGGATACAGTTCGAAGATCGGAATTGGAGCGCCGCCGGTGGGGTTGGCGCGGCTCACGAGCGAAACCCAAGTCATCGCCAAGCCCACGCCAATGTTGTGCGAGCGCAGGCGGCTGATTTCGTTGATTGAAGTAATGCGCACGCGGTTGACCAGTCCCTGCGTGAATTGCACCGAAATCAAATCGCGCAGGTCGGACGGGCAGGTAGACCAGCTTTGCGCTGCGGTAAAGCCTACATAGGCGGACTGCCGCTCCAGCCACTTCCATTCGTGCATGGTGCAAAGGAATTGGCCCGCTTGGTTGATGACCGTCATCGGGTCAATGGTCGCTGACGGCAGAGCATTGCCCAGCGTGTGACGGATGTGGTCTACGCAGCGTGCGGCGGTCAAAGTCATGATGTTTGGTGTAGCTTAGGGGAGACGGTCGCACCGCCTCCCCTGACAAGTTGATTACTCAGCGGACAGATGCAATGCCCCAATAGTCAATGGCGGCACGGGAAACATCAGTTGTGGTTGTGCCACAACCCAAACCCATTGCATAAACGCCGCCGCTGGCAGCACCGGATGCCTTAAGGCAATCCAAGGCAATTTCGCCAACTTTTACGCCATCAACATAAAACTGATGCTTGATGCCATCAGTAATAATGCCCAAAGCGTAGAAAGTTGCAGCCACCATGGGAACGGCATTAGCCCACGCAACCGTAACGGTGTCATTGCGTGCGCCAATTTGAAGGAACCCGTTATAGAAACGGAATCCAATGCCTTGCGCTTGCGCAATAGCCACCGCAGTAGTTCCGTTAGACCAAAGTCCCCACACCGCATAATGCGTTGCGGTTGAACCCGCGCTACGCACGCGAGCAAAGCAAGACAACGGCTTGCCAGCCACGAGATTTTGAATTCCGCGAGTGCGAACAAGCATTTCGTCGTTTGCGGCATTGCCAGAAGTCAAACTATAGACACCGTTTGTGTCGCCGGTGCTTACAATAAAACTACCAGCGGCAACTGCGGCTCCAGTAGCATTCAAACCATACGACAAAACCGAAGTGCTTTGGGCCGTCGTGATTCCTTCATAAAAATCATCCCACATCGCCACGGGAATCGGCATTGTTCCCGGAAGCTCCGTGCTGGTTCCCGTCGGCAACCCAACTTGGGGGAATTGATGCATTTGCGCGAACAGCATTGTTGATTTCTCCTTGTAATCAGTAGGCCGCGTAGACCTGAGCAGCAGTCAGCGTGGTGCTGGGGAAGTTGCCCGTGACGGTGCCCGGCGTGATGATCGCGTGGATGTGACGCGCCGTGCAGACATTGTTGAAGTAGCTGTTGATGTACACCGTCTTGGTAAACGGCTGGTTAAACGGCGACATCGGCGGCTTGCGAACGAAGTACTTGTCCTTGTGGAACACGGTCTTCAGGTACTTGGCGTTGAGCATGTAGTACCGAGGGCCACGACCAGCGGCGTTGGTGTCGCCTTCCGAAACCATGTCGGTAATCGGAGAAGCATTATTGACATACAACGGAGCTGCATCCAACTGCGGCACATACACGATTTCCATGCCAGCGTACATCGGGCCGTTGAAGGCCGAGTCGGGGCTGGTGCGGTTCGTGTACCAATCCTGCCCTTGGCGCAGCAGGTCGGTCATCACAAGAAGACCCTTCTTCGTCGTGAAGCACGCGATGCTGTTCCAAGTGTTGGGTTCGAAGTACGCTTCCTTGCCAGCGGGCGGGCGGAAGTTCAGTTGCAGGAACGCATCATCCATCGCGTTGATGACATTTCGCGCGCCAGCGGTGGGCTTGACGGCGGGGCTGTCGTAACCGATGACGCGGTTGCGCCATTTGGTCTTGCCAGCAGCGGTCGGGCTGATGGTTTCGACCGTCGTGAAAGCGCCAGCGCCGCCGACATCGTTAAACAAGCCGTTGGCTTGCTCGGTGACAAACGCCGGAATGGAGTAAGGCTCCTTGCCAGCGGCGGCTTCCATGGTCGTCGGATCCGGCACCGCCCACCACTTGTTCTCCATGCCGTTGCAGATCGAGGTCTGCACGCGCATTTCGAGCTTGGTCAGCAGCGACTTGTATTGCATGAATCGGGCGTCGTCGGTGTACGACGAGCCAGCGTTCAGCGCCTCTTCTTCCTCCGTCCAGCTATAGCTGTCAACGGCGAAACGCCACGGCGACGACCAGCGCGTAAGCACTTGGGGCATCGTCGGGGTCTGCGGGTCGTTGGGCTGATACATCGAGAAGGTGTTGGCTTCGTCGAACATCAGTTCGTCGCGGATTTCGGAGCCGCCTTGGACGACTTCCGAGTAGTCCTTGCCGCGAACGAAACGCGCCCAAGAGTAGTTTTGAAGTTGAGCGGCGTTGACGAACTTGTCCGGCCCAGTCAAGAGCAGCGGGCCAGTCGCTTCCGCCCAGTCGGCAAAAGAAACAATAGCAGGCATTTTTCAGTCCTTGTTTTCGTTGGTGTCAGTAACCATCAACGCGACGGCGCGCCTCGGCGCCTGTCAGTCCTTCGGACGACATGAGGTGGAAGATGGCGCGGTCGCGGGACATGCCGTTTACTTCGACATTCCCGCCCCTCTTCGGCACACTCGGCTGTCCGCCGTTGCGTTTTTGGTCGGTCTGGAATCGTTGCGCCTTCGTTCGGGCGGCGATTTTGTCGCGCAACACAAGCTGGGCCGCGTCGCGCATGGCCGATTCGGTTCTCTCAGCGAGATCCGCAATGTCCATGTACACGCCGCTTTCGGCCAGCCGCTGCATCGTCTGGGTCACCTGTCCGAACACTTCCGCTTCGCGAAGCTCGGGGTAGTCCTGCGCCAAGGTATTGCGAGCCGAGGTGAGCAGCATGTGCGTGCTCATTCCCGTCGCCATTTGAAGCTGCTGTTCCAGATGCGAGTAGCGATCTGCGAGCGGCTTCGTGGCTTGCTCCAATGCGCTGGCGAATGCGGACTCTGCTTCGTCCCCCAGCATGAAGGTGTCGGCAAGTTGCTTCGCCGCTTGTCGGATGTAAGCCTGCTCGGGTTGCTCCGCCAGCGCCTGCTTTTCGGCCCGCTGGGAGTCCGGCTGGTTATCCGGCTTCGACTCTTGCTTTTCCTGCTTCGATCCCTTCTTGAGGGTGGCGAACTCCTGAGCCATCCTGTCGGTTTCGGACTGCATCTTGTGCAGTTGCCGTCCCCACTTGAGCTTCACCTCGTCGGGCAAGCCCTCCAGAATGTCCTTGGGGACTTTGGCGCGGCGCAGGGCGGTAAGGGCGCGTTCTTGCGCCTTCGCGTCTGAGCCATCGACTTCCGGCCCCGTATCGTCGTCGGATTCCGCGTCCTCGGCCTGCACCAGCTTTGGTTCCGGTGCAGACTTCGGCGTCTTGACGAATTTGCCATCCTCGCCGCGCTCAAGCGCCTTTGAGGATTGCTCCTTGGTTTGGGCGGCTTCCTTCGCCTTAGCGAGGGCCGACTCCTTGACCGATTCCTGCTCTCGCAGCTTTTCGGCCAGCGTGTCGTAGACGACACGAGCTTGCGTTTCCGCGCTGGGTTGCTGGGATTCCTGCGGCTGCGCCGCGTCCACCTTGGTGTCAACCGTTTCCATATTCATACTTGTATCCCGTCTTTGCGGAGAACTCCCTGATTTCCCTCATGCTCCGGAAACACGGCTTGCCCGTGCCCGGTTCGTGGTGCGGCGCGTCAGGGTGCCAACGCGGCAACGAATGCGAAACAAAATTCGGATCGAGATAGCGCACTTCCGGTTGCGTGGACGAAACGATGCGCGTGTAGTTCTTGCCCTTGACCTTGATTGATTGACCGATCTTGGGCGCCTTGCCCATCGAGTACTCGCGCTCGATGATTTCTCCGTCCTGCCCTTGAAATTCGTACCAAGCCATGTCACGCCTTCGTGGTGTTTCCGGCGCGGTTTGGCGCGCCTTGGGTTTTGCTTACGCGGGACTCGACCTTGTTGCCGACGGCCTTGCCAAAACCTTGGTTCTGCGCCAACTTGGGGGCGTTGCGAACGGGTTCCGGCGTTCCACCGCCGGGTCTGCCGCCCGTGGCACCGGCGGCGCCACCCGACATCATCTGCATTTCCATATTCATTTGCGCCATTTCAGCGGCGGCATCAAGGTTCAAATACTGGTCGAGGTCGGGCATGTTGAACGCTTCGCCCCAACGCTTGAGCCAAGATTTCCAATCCCAGAACGGCGCGGACATCACGGCTGGCAGCATTTGCATGATCGCGTTGCTTGCGGCGACCATCTTTTGCACTTCGCTGCCGTCGTTGCGCACGGCGTCGATGTGGATCTCCAGATCGTCGAAGGACATTCCGCTGCCTTCTTCGTCCGTGTCCGTGATCTGCGACAGCATGATCATCATGGCTTCGCCCTGCTCGCGCGGCAGGTAGCCAGCCTTGACGGCGCGGCGCACGCCTTCGGCCATTTCCTCCGGCGACTGTCCGCCGACGAAGACGCCAAGCTCGCGGCCAAGCGGCAGCACGCTGCGCTCGTCTTGGTCGAAGTACCACAGCACGCTGCGGAACAGGCGCTTCTCGAACTCCACGAACTTCATGTCCACGAAGCCCTGCAACGCGCTGCTGGCTTGCGCAGCGATGGCGTTTTCCGTGGCGGTTCCGGCACCGCTGACCTGCCCGCGCACGGCGTCGCCCATGGCAAGGTTGCGATCCACGCGCCCGCGCAGCTCGAACTCGCGCATTTGGGCGTCTTGGCTCGCGCCGCCAACTTCAATCTCGACAACCTTGTTCTTTTCGATGCCGGGCGCGGCGACAATATCTCCGTCCGGCGCAGCAGCCAGCTTGTTGATCAGCGACGGCTTCAAACCGTCCACGAGCGCCAAGGACTTGCGGCGTTGCGCGGCGTTGTTGTTTGCACGCGCTTGGTTGTTCAGTTCTTGGATCTGCCCTTCGTTCGCGGTCAACGCGGACAACGGCGCGGACTCATCGGGCACCGTGTACTGCCCGCCAACGACATACGGCCCCCATCGCGGGCCGTAGAACGGACGAGGGTCGCGCAAGAACGCGGCTTGCCCCTTGCCGTCTTCCGACGCCCAAGCCACGGTGAAAATGGTGCCGTGATACCGCGAAATTTCGGCCTTGGACATGCCCTCCCAAAAAGCATCGTCCTCGGGCAGCGTGTATTCCGGCACCCAAATCTCGTAATAAATCACTTCGTTGCGCGAGGGCGTTTCACCTTGCAGGTACTTGTCCCGCAGACCCTTCGCTTCGATGTCGGTCGGAATAGCCTTGATGTTGGCCTCAATCCAACCGGCGCCATCTTCCTTGGACTCCTCTAGCAGGTCGTCCTTGTCGCGGATCATCACATGGTACATGTACCGCGCTTCCTCGATGGACAGCGCGATTGGATCCCAACCAAACCTGCGCGGGGAAATGCGCACGGCCTTGGGCGTCATCACGGGATCTTCGGCTTGTTCGAACCCGCTGCGGGCGTCTTGGTGGACGATGGCCACCGACCACGCGAAGCAGTAATCCGTAGCCAGCTTTTCGCGCTCGCGCTGGTAGTTCGTGTCGAGGATCCAGCGGTTTCCGGCATCCTCCAACGCCTGCACGCGGGCTTGGTCGCGCGCGGTGGACAGGCGGATCTTCGGCTCGATGCCCGTCAACCGCGCGACGGTGTGCGCGACATAGGCGTAGTAGTAGTTCTCGGGGAAGTATTCCTCCTTGCCCGTGAACTTTCCGTAGAACGGCGACGCATAACGCTGCACCTGCCTGCCGAACCACTCGCGGTGCTTTTCGCAATACCGCTGCGCGGCCTGCACTTCGTCGTACAGGTTTTGCGGAGTCACCTTAAGCATTGGCGGTTTCCCATTCTTCGTGGTTCAGCAACTGCCCCAGCGTGTTTTCGCTGTACTTGGGCTTGTAGACGACATCCTTGCCAAGGTCGCGTTCCCACGAGAAGGTGCATGCGCCGCGCATGGCGTCGCAACCGTGATCGATGCAGCCCGGATCGGGCGTGTCGCGGTTCAGCTTGCCGTCCTCGACAAGCGGATACACATACGCGGGGATTTCCATTTCGGTACACCACGGCTTGCCTTCGCCTTCCAGCCGCGAGTCCTTGTACTTGGTGGCGTTGCGCAGCAGATACAAGCCGTAGGTCTTGTCGCCGCGCTGCTTGAAACGCACGCGCACTTGGTCGATGCCCGCTTTCTCGCCGCCGGGGCCACGGTGCTTGTCCCATTCGCGCACGATGCGCGGCATGCCGTGGCGATCCAGCCACCTGTTGAGGTTGCTGATAAACGCCGGATCGTGGTCAGTCACGATGGCGCTCATTTCGTATTCCTTGTTGATTTCCACGATGGCCTTCGCCCATTGGTCGTGATCCCAATGGCGCTTGTAGATCTCGACCAAGCGGTACATGCGGTTCTCGCCGTCCACGCCCCAGCATTGGAAGACGCCGGGGGCGTCAAAGCCAATATCCTGAGCGCCAAGGAACCACTTTAGGTGGACTGGCTTGTCGAGATTGGGAGACACGAGGAACCATTCGCCGTTTTGCTTTTCGACGGTTCCATCGATCACATGCTTGTGCGGGTCGTAGTTCTCCCACACTTGTCCTTCCGCGCTGACCCACTTCCCGTAGTACAGGCGTTGCAGGCGCACGCCCGACAGCGCCGACTTCAAGCGGTTCAGGTATTCAACCCCGTCCGGCGTCCACTTGCCCGTGGCGTGATCAAACCACTTCGGATTATCCCAGAACCGCCCGACGATCCGCTGGGCCTTGCCTTGCAGGCAGCGTTGGTTGGCCCAATGGTATTCGTCTTCAGGGTTGCAGTCCCCGATCAGCACGCGAAACGGCGTGCCGCTGCGGCGGAGGGCGCGGTGCAACGATTCCCACTTCGCCAAGGTCGTTTCTTGGCATTCGTTGAAGAAAATCGCGTTGTACTGCGTGGAGAACAGCTTCGTCGGGTTGTCGAACCCGCCAAGGATCACCTCCCCCCCAAGTTGCGGATGTTTGTACGATTGCCGATGCTCGCGCGACGGCCCGCCCATGATGACGGGATGATCCTGCCCAAGCACTTCGTTTTCCCAGATGTCCAAAAACGATTCGTTGAGGCTCACGCGCGTTTCGCGCAGCACAAGAATCTTGGCGTTTGTGTAGGTGTTGCACATCGCCTTGATCCACTCGCCCATCAAGCGCGACTTGCCGCAACCGGCGACACCCTCGTAGACCGCTTCCATGGGCGCTTTCTCGGAACCGTTGATCCATTTGAAAAGGCGCGTGCCCTCGCCATAGGCGTGGAACACCTCCTTTTTCGCGGGCATCAACGGTTCTTCGAGCATTTGATCCATCAGGAAAACTGCGGCAGGACGGTCACGGCCTTGTTGACATACAGTCGCGTCCAAGACAAGCCAGAGTTGGCGAACAGCTTGTATTCGATCCTGTAG